GGTGGACGCTCGCAAAGAGCTGACCACCTACGACCGCATGGAGCTCATCCGCCGCGCTCACTGGATGTATAACAATGTCGGGATTGCCGCCCGCGCCATCGATGGCGTTGCCCGTTGCTCCGCACCTCTGCAACCGCAAGCCCGCACGGCCAATCCAGAATTCAATCGCAAGGTGGAACAACTCTTTGAGGATGCTTGTGGCACAGCCGCTTTTGGATTTGATGCCGGCGCCGAAGTGAATTTCTACGAAGCACAGCCATTCATCCTTCGCCAAGTCGCGCTCGACGGCGATTTCTACTGGCAAAAAATCCTCTCCAAAAACGGACGCGGCATGGTCCGTTTCGTCGGTGGCGAGTCCATCGGCATGACGGCCAACCTCGGTAGTGGATCGGATATATCCAATTGGTATGACGGCATCAAGGTGGACCGCTTCGGACGCCCGATCGCTTTCAATGTTATCGATCCGCAGGATACCAGCAAATCCACAATCGTCTCTGCTGACGACATGTATCAAGTCCGGCGCATGTATCGTCGCGGCTACCTTCGCGCCCCCTCGTGGCTCGCCCGCGCGTCGAACCATCTGCAAGATATAAGCGAAATTCTGGCTTACGAAAAACAAAGTTTCAAACTCAACAGCCAGATTGCCTTTGTCATCACCAGCCCAGAGGCAGGCTCAATCGGCCTCGGCATGGCTCGCAACAAACTACAGATGGACCAAGCCGGTGAGGTCACGGTGGACACGCTTTACAACTCATCCGGCATCCCGCAACTCAAGCCAGGCGAGGATTTGAAGTCGTTTTCCAATTCGCACCCCAACACGAATTTCCAATCCTTCCTCGATTACCTCATGCGCGACATCGCTTGGGGCATGGGCCTCAGCCCCGAGCTGCTCTGGAACATCACCGACGCCGGTGGAGCTAATACCCGCTTCCTCCTAGAGGACGCGAACATCTTTTTCAAAGAATGCCAGAGCATCCTACGCGAGCAATTCTGCCGCCCGTTCTGGACGTTCTGGGTGTGGTACGAAATTGAATCCGGCCGCCTTGAATATCCAGGCGATGATTGGTGGCGTGCCGACTGGATTGCGCCGAAGCCGCCATCGGTGGACATCGGTCGAGAGGGCAAGCTCTACCTCTCCCTCGTGCAAAACGGCCTCATGTCCCGCAAGCGGTATTTCGCCATGCTTGGCCTCGACGAAGAAAGCGAGACAGACGACATGATCGAAGCCGCCGTTCGCATCAAAGCGCGATGCGACGCTGCTGGAATTTCCGTGGCTGAAATCATTCCGCCCACGCAGACCGGTGCGCAAATCATTCAAAGCGAAACGCAGGACGACCAGCAAAATGCAAATGATGCAAGCGAGGAAGACCCAAACCAAAACGGAAAATCTGATATGTTCGACATGCAAGCCAAAGAAAAACTTGACGCCATCGGTGCCGCTGTCCGCGCTGGCGTCATAACCCCATCCCGCGAAGTAGAGTTGTCCATTCGTTCCATGTTGTCTCTGCCTGAAATGGGAGAAGAAGTTCTCAGCGAATGGAACGAAAATCCAATTCGTTCGCCAATTACTTTGACGAATCAACTGGCTTCTCCTGATGAGCCGCTAAACGCAATTCAGCAAAGCGGTATTTTGACACCAGATCAATCGGCATGAACCAAGTGACCGCATTTGCAAGTATCTCCGGCTCGTCTGTGAACGCGGACACCGGAGTCATTAGCGGAGTGAGCGTCATCACGGAAGGGCCAGCACTTGGCCACGGCCTCACAATCGACGCGCTGACACTTGCCCAGGTGAAAGTCTGTGCGGAACAATTTACCGACGGCCTCCGTGTCAAAATGGATCACTGCACCGGCATCGATGCCATGGTGGGCGTGCTCCGCTCATTCCGCATTATTGGCAACCAGCTCCGCGCGGATCTTCACCTCATCAAATCCCACGACGATTTTTCAAAGCTGATCGAAATGTCACAGACCATTCCCGGTGCATTCGGCCTCTCGATCGTTTTCAGCGGTCAACCCGAGCAGCAAGGCCAGCAACGCCTCGCCCGATGCATCGAAATTTACTCTTGCGACATTGTCGATCAACCCGCCGCAAATCCCACCGGCCTTTTTTCAAAACATATGGAAAACCAAGAACCCACCGAAACGGCAGAACTTGCCGCACCCATGCCCGAAGCCGAGGTCATCGTGACCGTTGTCGCCTCCGCTTCAGTCGAGACTCCCGAGCAGGAAGCTGCCGAGGAGGAAGCCGCCGTCGAACCAATGCCAGAAACTCCGCTGGCTGAGATCGTGAACGATGTCACAGAATTTGCCGCCAAGGTCACCATGCTTGAGGCCGCGCTTTCCGCCAAGGAGACAGCGCTGACCGCACTTACTGAAAAGCTGTCCGTTGCCGATGCCGAGATCGTTACGCTCCGCGCCAAGGTCACAGTAGCCGACGAAGCCCACGCCCGCCTCGCCGAGCTGCACGCAGCAGCCAAGCGTTCTTTGGGTGTCATGCCCGCCGCTGTCCTTCCAGAGGTCTCTATCACAGCCACGGAAAAAACAGCCTCCGACTACCGCGCGGAGTTTGCAGCAATCAAAGACCCCTCGGCCCGCGCCGCCTATTTTGCGGCCAATCAAAACAACCTTTTCGGGAACTAAAATTTGACATCCGAAAAATAGCGAACCCAACCAACCACTATGGCAAATACATTAGGAACACTCTCCGGCGCACTGGTCCTCCAGCGCGCGCTCACATTGACCTTCACTCAGCGCCCTATGCTTTCGATGATCTCGAAAGGCTTCCGCGAAATCGACGGCGCAGTTGATAACGCTCTCCTCGGTCAGAGCGTCAAGACCCGCATCAAATCCGTGCAAAGCGTTCAGGCTTTCGGCACAGGCGCTCAAGACGTGAGCGATACTGATGTGACCGTCTCGCTCACCGACCACAAAGAAGTGCATGTTGCTTTTGGCCCTGCGGAATACAACGCAACCAATCGCGATTTGATCGACGAAGTGGCGCAGCCCATCGCCGTTGCAATCGCCAATCACATCGTGGACAGCGTCGCCGCTCTCTGGACCTCGTCCAACTTCTCCAACAGCATTACGCCGTCGGCGAACAGCTATGTTGAGTTGATGGTGAAGCTGCGCAAAAAAATGGGCCTCGCTGGTATCCCTATGGAAAACCGCTTTCTCGTTGTTAATAGCGACGTGTATGGCGATCTCCTCAGTGATCCAATCATCGTTGCCGCTCTGAACAATCCGCTCAACGCAAACGCAATCGCCGAAGGCAAATTGCCAGCCGTGTCGGGAATCCAGATTTCCGAGTATCCAAGCCTCGAAGAACTCGGCGCCGCCAAGCGCGTAGGCTTTGCTGGAAATCCCGAGTCCACGATCTATGTCTCCCGCGCTCCCAAAGGACCGGGCGAAGTCGCTGGATCGCTGAACTTCCCTGGCGTCATCGATTACATCGAAGATCCCGCCACCGGATTCCGCGTCCAAGTCACGCAGTGGGTTGACCCAGCCACGCTCGTCGTGAACAACCGTTTGAGCTGGCTCCAAGGATACGCCAAGGGAAACAGCGTCCAAGGCATCCTCGTTAAAAAGCCCTAATCCCTAACAGCGCCTTCCCCGCGCCAGCCGCAAACGCCCGCCGGACCTAATCCGGTGGGCGTTCTGCTTTTGACACCCCTGCACAGGCATGTCGCCCGCGCAAAAAGACCATCTGGAAAACCTCGCTGCCACCGCGCGCAATACGCTCCTTGGCAAGCCCGCCACTTTTCGCGGGCAGAGCATCCGCGTCGGCCTGTCTGCCATCGCCATCGGCCTTGATCTCGAGACCGGCGGACTGCGCCAAGGCGGCGAGTTCACCGCGCGCTTTCTCGCCTCCGCCCTGCAATCCGCTCCCCGCCGTGGCGAGCAGCTTTTGATCGATGGCAAGACCTACACCGTCCACTCCGTGCGCGAGCAGACGGGCACGCCGTTTGAGCATGTCGCCACCATCGTCCCCGGCTCCGCTTTATGAACGCTGCGATCGAAACATCCCTCCGCGAGTGGCTTCTCTCCACCGTCGCTTTCGCCGACTCCGCGATCTTCACCGGCCAGAGCGCCGATACCATCCCAGGCGACGCGCCGGTTGTCTTTTGCGCCTGCGAGACCGTCGAGCCGGTGGCGCTCGGCCTCTACAAAGTCACCGCGCAGATCATCATTTCGACGCCCTGCGTGATCGAGGAATCCCTGCCGACTCATCAGACGCTCAGCGACGCGCTGAAGGCTGAGATTTTGGACCCTTCCGCGCTTGTGGATTTCCTGCCGCCATCGCTCCACCTTGCCGGTGCCGTGCTCAATTCTTTCACGCAATCCACCGCCAACGAGCGCTGGCTGACCTCCTCGGAAATCGTCCTTGGGCTGACGCAAATTTGACACCCGCTGCCGTGTGAACCCAACACACTATGGCAGCATCAATCTATCGTTCTTCAGCAGTCAGCTCGGCCACCTTCGGCACTCCCGACGTCAGTGGCTTAATCGTCACCGGAATGACCCTTTCCCAGTCAACGAGCCTCAACGAGGTGCGCGATGACCAGGGGTCGGTAGTGGCCGTGGCAGCATCGGAACCAAAGACCTCAATCTCAATCGAAGGCATGCGCACCGGCACCTTCAGCGCCACCGTGGGCGGCACGCTCTCGATCTCCGGCGCAGGTCTCCCATCCGGCGGCACAACCATTGTGACCAAGATGGACACGAAATTTGCTGCCGAGCAGTTCGAATCCGTCTCCCTCAGTGCCGAGCACTACGGCACGACGATGACCGCAGCCTAAGCCGCCTCTCTCCATCGCGGGCCGCCTGAGTATTCGGGCGGTCCGCCCCACCAAACAATGACCAAGCAAATACTGAGCCTTTTTAGCACGCAGAACATCCGCGTCGCTACGGCACTCACGACGCTGGGATTTAAATTTGAAAGCGACTCCGCGCCTGTGACGCGCGTGGTTCGCAACTCTGGCGAGGAGAGCACTGTTTTTTGGTTTCACTCCGCGCACCCGGAGACCGGCGCAAGCGCCGATGAGGTATCCCGCCGCATGACCACCGAGGCCGAGGCATTCGCCGAAGCTAATCCCGAGCATCCCGTGGCCTACATGCACGCCTACGCGGCGAACTACCGCGAACTCCTGCGCGTCGTAAAGAACACGCCGCGCCAAGTTGTGATCGAGCGCAATGGGAAAATCCTTTCGATCTCCGAAAACGCCACCGAGGCAGACCGCAAACGGTTCGCCAAGTTTTTATGACATACGAAGAAGCCTGCGCCTGTGCAGATGCCAAGCCACGGCCAGTGGTTACGAAAACACGGCCATCGGAGGCAAAGACCAGACCCTCCGCAAACACGAAATATCGCGGCCCGCAGGGCAAGTCAGGAGCAGCAGGGACACGCGGTGCGGAGGGAGTGGAAGCCTCAAAAACAAATCGTGGCAACTGCCAATGCGGACACGCAGGAGCTAACGGCTAACAAAATTTATGAAAACAAAAAACCAAAACACAGAAACCGAAATCGACGACGACGAACTCCGCATCCAAGGCATCACCGACGGACCGAAGCTCGTCGCAGGCCGCGAGCTGCGACCGATCACCGCACTGACCATCTCCTGGCTACAGCGCAACAAATTCTTCGCTCCCGATAAGGACAACATCTGGAAAGCAGCCGCTTTCATGTTCCTGCACTCTGAGCCTTTCACGAAGATCCGCTCCGTGGTCAACGACCGCGCAGCCTTTCTTGATGCGGTGGACATCTGGATCGAGAAGAACATGCCAGACCAGCACACCGTGCGCGCCATGGCTACCGATATGGAGCAGGCTTTCAGTCTTTACATGGCTGCAACGAGCCACAGCGAAGGCACAGAGTCGGGAAACTAAATGGCCCCAACTGGATTGCCGGGTATGTCTATCGACTCGCAAAGATCACAGGTTGGGGCTTCACAGAGATCATGGAGCAGCTGCCGTTTTCAGCCGGCCTTCAGTTGCTCCACGCCGACTCATGGGCGCACGGCCAGCAGAAATACTGGACGCGCAATAACACAGCCGCCGTTTTTGACTCCGTGGCGGAAATAGACGCTGCCTTTGCGCGGCTTTGAAACATGGCAAAAATAAAATTCGAGAACTTGAAATTCGAGCAGATCATGAAGGACTACGCCACGATTCGGGAGAAGACGATCCCAGAGGCGGTCCATCTGAATGCTCGACTTTTATGTGTTGAATTTGCACGCCGCACTCAGCCTTTTGGCAATGACCAGAAAGTCGGTGAAAAAGCCATCGCCCGCGATCTTCTCGGAGGCAAAAAGCGATACGGCATCTTTGCTCCGCTCACAGGATTCATGGCCGCAAATGCCGAGCAATATTCCTCTGGCAATATCAGGCTCTTTGTAAAAAAAGACGGCACCGTTTACGGCACTGATACAGCCCATTTCATGACAGGAGCGACCGCTTCAAACCTTCGGCAAATCCACAAAGGCGCATTTCAAAACGGAACGATGTCAAGTGCTGGCAGCGGAACACGCGACATCGGACGGTGGAAATTCATCAACAAATACTTCGTCCCAGGCGGAACGCTTGATGACTATGTGAAGTCTCAAATGGCAAAGTCCGGCTTGGCAAAGTCCGGCTGGGCAGCATGCGCAAACCAACTCAAGAGAGTCATTTCGGGTTCGATGACGCGAGGCATTCCCCAGTGGGTGACACGCCATCTCAGCGATTACAACCTGGGCAATGTCGAAGACCGCACCGGGAACATATTTTCTCCAACCGTAGTCATCACAAACAACTGCAAATATGCCGACAAGGTTCTTCGTGAAAGCGAGCAACTCCAAGGCCAATCCATCGTTGGAGCAAAAATGAAACGACAAATGGAAACGATCCTCAAGAAACGCCAACTCAAACTTCAGGAGGCTGCGTAACCATGGCTGATGTCTCAGTAGAATTCGGCGCGCAAGATGTCGGTCTTGAGAAAACGCTCAAGGCCGTGCAAGCGCAGATGGCCGATCTCAAAAGCAACATCACAGAGACTGGTGTTACTGGTGAGGATTTGGAAAAAACAATGCGCAAGATGGCGCAACTTGATGGCTTTGAGAAACGCCTCAAATCCATGGCGACTGAGGCAAGCGGGCTTACCGGAGAACTCGCAAAGGCAACGCCTAAAATTGAAGACATCGGCGGCGAGATCAAAAAATTAGAAGAAAAGATCAACGGCGGAAACCTCTCAATCACCGAGATGAAATCCGCTGTCGCGGATCTTTCATCGCTCAAGAGGCTTGAAAAGCAGGTTCTGGATGTTCGTTCAGAATTTCAAAAAGTCGAAGAGCCGGTAAAACAATTTCAAAATGTGATCTATGGGACTGGCGACATTGCCATGACCACAGAAAAGCGTCTGGCAAGCATCGGCAATGAGCTTACAGAACTTCGTGAACATGCAAAAACTGCTACGCTTACCTCTGAACAATTAGAGAACACAATGAAGCGCATCGGTCAGCTTGAAGCTACCGAGAAGAAGCTTAAAGCCATGGGCGATGAGGCCAAAGGAACTTCGCCAAAAGTCGACGAGCTTGGCAAAGACCTCGAAAAGATGGGTAATCGCGGCAACAATGCCGGTGAGAAAAGCTCGATGTCTCTCGGAAAGATCGGTCTAGCCGCTGGCGTGGCAGGTGTAGCGGTAAAAGCAGGCATGGCGCTTGCCGAGGGGGCGATGGATGCAGCGCGCGCGGTGGCTGATGGGTTCGGCCAGGCTATCGACCTTGGCGGCAGGCTCACCGATCTTTCATCCCGCACCGGAGAATCGGCCGGCAATCTTCTGGTGCTCGAGCGTGCGTTTACGAATACGGGTGTATCGGCAGACTCAGTTGGAACAAGCATGAACAAGATGCAGAAGTTCATGACCGATGCCGCACAGGGTGGGGCCGCTCAGTCCGAATCCATGCAGAGGCTTGGCGTCACCATGGGCGACCTCGCAGGCAAGACACCGACTGAGCAGATGGCCGTATTTGCTCAACGCATTTCCAGCATTCAAGATCCGGCACAGCGGGCTGAGGCGGCGATGTCGATCTTCGGCAAATCAGGCGGCGAGTTGCTGCCAATCTTGAACAATTTCAGCGGAGAGTTGAAGGGCGCACGCGACCAGCTCGGCGGCATGCCTGGCGTGATGGATCGTTCTGCCGCAGCATTCGACGCAACCGGTGACAGCATGGCAGCCATCAACTCCAAAATCATGGAGTTTGCCGCTGGCTTTCTCGAGCAGGCACTGCCAGCGCTCACGACATTTACCAACGCTCTGGGTGGCATCGATGCCGCAGGCTGGGGGCAAGCGGCAATGAATACCATCCGCAACATTGCCGACACGCTTATTGGAGCCTTTAAAAATCCGCTTGGCGCAATCGAGGCGTGGCAACTGGCCTACGAAGCAGGATACAAAAGCCTCGGCAATGGCCTTGTGAATGCTGCGCTGACTTTCACCGACTTCCTCATGAAGTCCTTTGAGACCAACCTGCCAAGCGCAATCACAGCCTATGTGACAAGCGGTCTGGTGGACTCGACACTGACTTTTAACCGCTACCTTATCGAAGCGCTCATGACATTTTCCGAGGGCCTGAGCACGCTGCCCGGTTTTGAAGGCATGGCCAGCAAGATGTTCGACGCGCTGAGCAGCGTGAACGAAGGCATCATCGCCCAGCAGCTCGCCAACATTGGCAAGACCGAGGCCGCTGCCGCCAAGGTGGTGGAGGAGTTTGGCAAGGCCGCCGAAAAAACTACGGTTTTCAAAGAAGACTTCTTTGGAGCAGAGCAGTCGACCGCGCGGATGAAAGATAAGCTCACCGAGCTTGAAAAGTCAGGCAAAACAACCCGAGAAAATTTTGAGACCACGGCGACTAATGCTGGCTCCGCTAATAACAACATTGGCGGAGCGGCCAGCAACTCGGTGGCCGTGGCAAACAACTTTGCTGCCGCTGCGAGCAATGCCGCCGTATCGGAAAAGGCGATTGATAACGCGCGAGATTCCTCAGCAAAAGCGGAGGCGTCTTGGAGCAAGATTCTCGGCAGTGCCTACGAGGCAGAAAAAAGCACGCTGGCAGCAGAAGCCGCTCTGACCCGTGGGGCGAGGGAGATGTCGCAGGCTGATTTCAGTAAAGGGTTCAAAGAAGCTCAACAAAACCTCAAAGATTTAGGTGGAGAATACGAGAAACTGGCCAATAGCGGAGCAGGAATCAAAACCATAGCATCCAGCCTCGGACTCGACACGGAAGAGAAAAGCCCTAAGCGCCTTCTTCTGGAGGTGCAGCAGGAGATTGAAAAAATCGGGAAGCAGGAGATCACGATTGGTTACAAATTCAACTCGGCTCTTTTTGCTGCCTCTGTCACGAGCCTCTACGACACAGCCAACTCGACATTTGCAAACCCGGTTCCACTGAACCTCAACGGCGACCAGAGCATTGCGGCTGTGCGCACGTCGGCAGAGGGAAACTTCGCCGCGCCGATTGCATTCAATCTCGACGGAGACCGCACGATCCAAGATGTGCGCGCTGCTGCCGAGACAAACTTTGCAAACCCGATTGCATTGACCATGAGCGGCTCGCAAGCTGCAAACGATGTCTACAGCACCGTCAACAGCGCTTTTGATGCGCCTGTGACGGTTGGTGTGAACGCCGATACCTCCACCGCGCAAACGGATGTCTCCTCCCTCGCAGATCCACAGACATTCACGCTCAGTGCTGACACAGCCAGCGCGCAGACGCAAGTCGCCTCCCTTGGCAGCGCCCAGACCTTCAAGCTCGATGCTGACACCGCACCAGCAGCGGCCAAGGTAGCCACCCTCTCCGACCCGATCTCTCTGCAGATCGACTCGAACCAGGTGCAGGCCGCCGTAGCCAGCATGCAGGCGGACATCTCCAACAGCTTTACCGGCGGCGAAGGCGGCACCGGAGGTTCTGGCGGCACCGGCGGGCAGGGTGGACAAGGCGGGGCAGGTGGAGACGCAAAAGCCGATGTAAGCAGTATCACCACGATCCTTAACGACTGGACCGACATCATCCTAACAATCCGCGACCGCCTGCCAATCGTCTCACTCTCTGCTGCTTAATCCATGAGCTTCACAATTTACAAAAGCAATACCGGCTGGCCTGTTTTGCAAAGCCTCACGGAGACCAAGCACCTGTCCGGCCTTCTCAGCGTCTCTGCCGAATATATCCGGCCTGTCGGAAACCAAGCGCTTCCGACAAGCATTCAGACCAGCGCTGGCATCGCCACTATTTATCCCACTCCGACGGTCAGCAAAGACACGAGCGGGTTTGAAAAAATAAACGCCACGGCATACCGCGTTTACGATGCCACAAAATCTGAAGAGACTTTCAACATCTCGCTTTATTCCATGCGCGTTGGTTACTTTTTGAACTTTTCCGACGGAAGTATTGAGAGTGTGACTGTCCCCCTGCCCGTAGTCATTGAGTCCGGCTGGGTGAAAAAAATGGGCGACACGATTCCGACGCTTTCACGGCCTCTGGCGATCGTATCTCCGACCACTTTTGAAATCCCAGTTCAGGGAAACGGATTGGTCACTGGCACACCAGTTCTGAGTCAGTATCTGTCTATGGTGAAGCAAAACAAATATGGCAGCGTGACCGAGACAGAAGCGGCCTACGAATTAAGCGCCTACATGAATCTTGGCAGCTTTAATGTATGAGCACCCCGCCGGTGAGTTTTCAAACGATGGCTCAGACTGCCGGCAACCCAGCAGCCGGAGGCTACCCCTACCAACTCAAGGCGTCCGACCTCGATAAAAACTTCGTCTTTGCGACGCTCGATGTTGATGAGTCGCTGATCGAATCCATCACCGGGGCTGGCGGGCACCCGCAGCGCAGGTTTAAATTTGCAGTCGGCACCGTGAACAACGAGTTGTTGCGCTGGAATGCGGATGCCAACGCATGGGAGGCTTTTGGAAAAGGAGCCACGGATGGTCAGATTCTTGTCGCCAAAGAAGGCGGATGGGTTCCGTTTACAGCGCCACCCACCGCCGGCACTCACGTCCTCGGCGCAGTGGCTGGCGTGCTGACTTGGATAGCCACGGAGGAGTGTTGAGACATGCCGACCGTTAAGCGCAAGGCCAGCGGAGCGATCATACTCAAGAACGGCAAAGTGTCGTGCGGGTGCTGTGAGCAGCCGACGGGATGTTGTATGTATCCGGCGCAAGCTTTGTTGGCTGGGCTTTATTCGGCGGCTGATTTGCCGGATCAAGTTGGTATATGGGATAACAATGAAGGCCAACTTGCTGGCGTTCTGCAAAAATCCGGCGCAGAATACATTTATACAGGATCGGGTATTTTTTTTATTGAACGCTTAGCAGTAGTCAATGGTCTTTGGGCAGCATATTCACCATTTTTCGAGGAATTTGTTTTTACTGGAAAATGTTTATTTCCAGGAGAATTTACTGACAACTTTTTATTAAAAGACCAATTTGCAAACAGCTACACGGTGACAGGCCCTCCAGGTGGGCCGGTTATTGTTACAAGACAGGGCCTTTGTCTCTGGACTGGGTTGGACACTTGCGGGAACAGGGTAGAATTACAATATTTCAATGATGCCGACTTTTGGCATATCACATGGACTAATTATGGGTTGCCTCCGGAATTTGAACCTTGCACTGTTTTTAATATTGTGGGCGTCGAAAAGTGGCCTTACGCGGAGGGGGGCGATGGCATAAATACCCCAGTTGGAAATTATTCGTTTGGTTCTGTCTCATGACATGCCCACACACAACCTCCACCTTCCGCGAATACAACGCCTGTGCACTCGGACTCTACGGCGGAAAGCCCAGCCACGGCACATGCCGCTTGTGTGTGGAGCGCGGCGAGAACACGCCCGAGTTTGCCGCGCAACTCGCCACCCGCTCTGAACGCTCCCACCCCGCCACAGTCGCTCGCGTCTCCGGCTGTTGTGACTCGGCCAAAAACTACATCTCAAGTAAGATTTGACATAGCGGCGGAAGCAGACCGCTATGCGCATTTATCTCGACCTTGACTCTCGGCTCATACTTTCCACTCCGAACCGCCCGATTCGGACTCTTGAATTTAAACGCCGCGACAACGACTCGCTCGAGCTGCAATTTGTGCGAGGTGGCATCGTTGTTCCCGTCTCTTCGGGAACGACTGTGCAATACGGCCTCAAGCCCGTCGATCAATACGGAGCAGGTTTTTTTTCGGTAGGCTCTTTTGTTAAGACCGGAAGCGGTGAAGCCGCGCTTTTCACAGCCTCGGTCAATCTGAACACGGTGCCGATTGCCCAGGCGTTCGATTTAGAACCAAAATCCATTGCCGCCATGCTGGAAATCGAAGCCCGCGATGGAGACACGGTGAACAGCAGCATCACGCTCCCTGTCACCTTGCACAACGATGTCATCCGTGGAGACGAGGCCACACCCGCCGCAATTCCCGACGGCAAGGCAACGCAGACCGAAGCTCAAGCAGGCACCGACAACACGAAGTGGATGACTCCGCTGCGGACTAAGCAGGCCATTACACAAGCCGCCAGTTCCTACGCGCCTGCGACCGGCATTGCGCCAACAGCAATCACCGGAACTGCCGTGGTGACTACCGACCCACGGCTTACGGACTCCCGCACACCTACAGCACACAAGTCCACCCACGCCATTGGCGGCGCAGATGCGCTCACACCTGCCGATATCGGGGCGGCCAGAGTCATGTCACGATCGGCTTTCCAAGACCCCGATCCATCTCAAGGAGTCGTCGATCAAGCAATTCAGCTTTGGGACACCGTAAATGACGCACCCGCGTTACTAATATCAGACGGCAATGTATCTTTTGGACCATACACAGAAAACAGCAATGTCGCAGCCAACTTTCGCACGGCAATCGGCGCAGCATCCGCCACCGACCCAACGCTCACCGGCACGCTCACGGTCAATGGACCCGAGGATGAAAACAACGCAATTTTCGTTGCAGTGAGCGGAGAGGATTGGATCAAAATTGGCCCTAGCGATGCAACGGTTTCATCGACCGCCGATCTCTACATGGGAAGCAGCGGAAAGATTGGCATCGGCACTGAAGATCCGACTGAGCGGCTCACGATCGCTGGCAATCTCGACATGCTTGGCGGTGCGGTCAAAAACCTGCGAGCGCCAGTAAGCGATACCGACGCTGTGCGCAAAGTCGATCTTGATCTCAGAGTCCCAACACCTCCCGACTCTGGCACATTCTCGCTCCAATGCGTGGACGGCGTGATCTCGTGGGTTGCCGCGTGAGAAATTTGACAACGCTACCGCTTTCGTAGCGGCATGAAACTCTTCGTTGATCTCAACACCCGGCGGTTCGTTCGCAGCGCAACAAGCACCGTGGCGCTGCCAACTTTGTTTCTCAAACGCCGAGACAAGATGCCAATCGAGATCGTCTACCTCGAGCGCGGAGCGCCGGTCTTCACGCCACCCGGCACCTACGCAAAGCTGGCGCTAAAAGCCAGCTTCTCAAACACGAATTTCATCGCCGTTGCAAATAACGGCACGCTTGATCTTTTCACCCAAGAAGTCGAAGACCTCTTCATCGGCAGCACGGCCAGCGTGGACGCCTATCTCGAGCTTGTTATTTTCCGACCTGGCGAGACCATCCGAACGACCACGCTGCAAGTCGAGATCCAGAACAGCGTCATCCTGCTCAACGAGGGCCAGCCAGAGTCCGTGCCGACTGGCAGAGCCACATTTGAAGAGGCCATCGCCGGCACAAACAACTCTCACTGGATGACGCCGCTGCTCGTCTCGGAGCTGATCAACAATCGAGACGACGTGCAAAATTTTGCTGCTGTTAGCGAGTTCCCGCCCACCGGAGAGACTGGCAAAATCTACATGGTCGGAGCCGTGGCCTACGCCTGGACCGGCAGCGTCTACGAGAAAATCTCGCGCGACAGCGTCTTCAATTCCCTGACCCCTCCCGCAGATCCGCAAGAAGGAGACCGGTGGGTCGATAGCACCACTTTCATCGCCTACGACTACGTCGCAGGCGCATGGATCCAAACCGCAGTATAACCCAACCAACAAAAAAACCACCACTATGGCAGCATTAAACTTCCCGTCGAATCCGGCGGTCAACGATATCTTCACATCCGGCGATCGCAGCTGGAAATATAACGGCGTAGCCTGGCAGCTCCAGCCTCGCACGACCGACAACATCGCAGAGGGCACCACGAACCTCTATTTCACCAACGCTCGCGTAGCCTCGGCACCAGCCGTCACCACGCTCGAGAGCGATCTTGCAAGTGAGGTCTCCACTCGTGAGAGTGAGATCAGCCGCCTCGACACTCGGGTGGACAACGTGCTCGAGAACCTCGACCCCGTCAAAATTGACTCTTTTACAGAGGTTCTTTCCAAGCTCACCGCCGACAAGGGCGAACTGGCCGACGCCATCGTAGCCCTCGGCACTTCGGCAAGCTCCGCACTTGGTGAAGAGCGTGATGCACGCATCGCAGCCGATGACTCGTTGCGCAGTGATCTGGACTCGGAAATCTCCCGCGCTCAAGGCGCGGAGGATCAGATTGCCTCAGATCTCAGCACTCTCACCGACTCGATCCCAGGTCGCGTCCGTGATGCCGTCCTGACTGGCATCAGCTTCGCCGCAAACGCCGCCATCAGCGCTGGAGACTCTGTCCTCTCGGCCTTTGGCAAGCTCCAAGCGCAAGTCACCGCAGCCTTCAGCGCGATCGATACTGAGGTTTCCGACCGCCAATCCGAGGTCTCCCGCCTCGATGGCCGCGTGGACACCGAAATCAGCGACCGCCAGGGCGAAGTCTCTCGCGTCGATGGTCGCATCGATACCGAGATCAGCGATCGCCAGAGCGACGTGCAAAGCGTCCGTGACAGCCTCGGCACCATCGCCTCGCAAAATGCGAACAACGTAAACATCAGCGGCGGCACCATCACCGGTGTCACGCTGAATGCGCAGAGCATGGAAGTCGGCACAGGCGCGACCGCCGATCTCTTCGTCGGCAACGACGGCAAAGTCGGCATCGGCACAGAGGCTCCTACAGAGAAGCTCACAGTCAATGGCAACATCGACATGCTGAACAACCGCATCAAAGGTCTCGCCGACGGCGTGGATGCCAATGATGCAGTAAATAAAAGCCAGCTCGATACCGCCGTCTCCGGCGTGCAATCTGCTCTTGACACAGAGATCAGCGACCGCGCCGCAGCGGTGCAAAATCTCGAAGAGACCAAGCAAATCAAGCTCGTCGTCTCCGACACCGCGCCTGAGCACATCGACGGGAGGGAGTGGCTCGATACCACCGACTTTCGCCGCTACATCAGCATCACTGGCTCCTGGGTCGAAAGCATCACAGCCTAACCCTTAACCGCAACGCGCCGGTGGGCTACGCACCCACCGGCGTCAAGCGTTGCGAAAAATTTAAAACTCTCAAACAAATCTTTTTATGGCACTAACCGACAACCTTCTCGCTTTCTACCGTCTCGACGACCTCTCCGACTCCTCCGGCAACAACCGCACCCTCACCAACAACGGCAATGTTACTTTTGCTTCTGGCAAAATTGGGAATGCTGGCCTGTTTGATGGGAGTAATTATTTTAGTTCAGACGTTTCTTTGGATATGTCTCAAAGCGGAAGCATTTCTCTTTGGATCAAATCAAACGATATTTCTGCTTGGCAAACCATTATCGGCGGAAATGGACTCAACATTGGCTTTGACCCCAGAAGCTCTCAACTATTCGTTAACGATTTTTCGTCCATGCCACAACTGTTTGTTAATAATTATACTCCAGATAATTCTTGGGTTTATTTAACATTAGTTGCTGAAGCGGGTTATTTGAAAGTGTATTTTAATGGAGCCTTAAATGCTGTAGCATCTAACGGACTTGGATATCCAACTATCAACATCGGGGGAACAGGTAATGAAAATTTCATTGGATCTGTAGACGCAGTGGGCATCTGGAACAGAGCACTCTCTGACGCAGAAGTCGCTGAACTCTACAATAACCGCGCAGGCGGCGAAGTCGTGGACGGCGTTTGGGTTCCCGCACCGCCGGTTCTCGGCTATGTCAAGTTGGGCGGAACATCCAAGCTCTCGGGCCGCGTAAAATTCGGAGCCTAAGCCATGAGCTTCCCGACCGATCCGGTGGACTACCAAGTTCACACCGACGCCGGCAGAACTTGGGTATTTATCCCCGAGCGCCAGACTTGGCAGTTTTGCAAAGAACCTCCGATCGCGCACAAGTCGCAACATATCGAGGGTCCAGACGCCATCCTGCCAGCCGACATCGGAGCCGCCAGCACCTTGCAGCTCGCCGCAGTCCTCCAGCGCCTCATGGCGTTGGAGAACAGGCTGCCGCAAGCGCCAGCAGCAGGAACGCACGCGCTCAAAGCAGTGGACGGCGTGCTCACCTACATCGCCGAATGAAAGCCTGGCTCCTTATAGCCCTCCTCCTCTCGGGTTGCGCGGTCACTCCGCGCAACTCCGAGGAGTGGATGGCCCGCGAGCGCAACGCCTGCCTGCCCACAGCCATCGCCATGGCCGAAGGGCTCAAGCGCCAAGGCATCCAAGCCCGCGTCGTGCGCTACAGCTACCAGCTCAAGGGGCGACTGCTCGGCCACGCCATCACTGCCTACCTCTACCCACCCGGAGCAAACACACTCTACACCTACGACTGCGAAGGCTCGTGGCGCACCAGAGCCTATTTTGACGACTCCGCATCAATAGCCAGAGCTGCCGAGCGGCTCAGAGGCCGATTCTACGAAATCACAAGCGCAGATTTTTTGTAATGGAAAAGCAAATCCTCGATGTCACTAATTTTGCCGCCGGTCAAAGCGACCGCTGGCTGTTCGTCTGCCTCCTCGTCATCGGCCTTGCTGCCATCGGTGTTCTGTTTCGCTACTTCACTGGCCGCCTCGACAGCCTGCAAGACCGCATGGACAGCCAGACAGCCGAGTTCGTTGCCCACCTCAAAACCGCCAACCAAGAAATGCTTTCCGTCATCACAAGCGCAAAGAGCGTGATCGAGCGCGTCGAGCGCAAACTCGAAAGCAAATGACACCACCACGCCTAGCATTAGCACTCATCCTCCTCTCATTTGCCCTTGCTACCATGGCCTTCCTGACCGGCTGCCAGAGCCTCGGAACTACAGAGGTCTGCGTGCGCACCGACTACGGAAATCTTTGCTACGAACTGCCAGCACCTAAATCTTCAAAATGATCATGCACCTCTTTGACTTCTTCCGCCGAATGCTGCCGATGCCAGTGGCCACGCCAGAGCCAGCCCCCAAGCCGCTCCGCAAGCCACGCGCTAAAAAGGCCGCACCAAAAAAAGCACCCGCGCGTAAAAAGAAATGACCCTCGACGACCGCAGCGAGCGCAATCTCGCCACGCTTCATCCCGAGATTCAAAAGCGCGTTGCAACCTTCATCGGCGCGGCAAAGAACCTTGCCCAGCCGCGCGGCCTCGATGTCCGCATCATCTCCGCGCTGCGCTCCTACGCAGAGCAGGACGCCATCTACGCGCAAGGCCGCACCACGCCAGGCCGCATCGTCACCCACGCCCGTGCGGGCCACTCAAATCACAATTTCGGTCTATCCGTCGATATCGGCGTGTTCAAAGGCAAAGCCTACCTCGAAGACCATCCGCTCTACGACGAACTAGGACCCCTTGGCGAAAGCCTCGGCCTCGAGTGGGGCGGCCGATGGAAAAAGATCGTGGACAAACCGCATTACCAATTCCGTCCGTCATGGGCGACCGGCATGACCGAGTCCGAAATGCTCGCCAGCCTACGCCGGCGCGTGGCCGAAAAAGTAGACATACTCGCCTAGTCTCTTTTGACAGGCGCAACAATCTCGTGAGCCGCAAGCCAAAAGCAAAAGCCACTCCGCCGCCAGACCGCACTGAAATCCTGTCCCAAGTCCGGCAGCTGCTTGCCGAACATTTTGATTGCGGCATCGTCATCGTGTCTTGGGAGGACAGCGCGGAGACATTTCACATGCACACCAAGCACGGCAACGAATACGCCTGCCGCAGCCTCGCCGGGGATGCTGAAAGCATCCTGTGGCCATTTGAAGATGACGAAGAAGAGGAAGAAGCCGAAGCATGAAGGCCACACTCGAATTCACCCTGCCCGAAGAACGCACCGAGCACATCTGCGCGGTGAAGGGCATGGATACGATTTTAATACTGGACGACCTGCTTAACGAAATCCGCTCATTCCTTAAACACGGCGTTGGCGAATTCCGCCAATGGCGTGACGAAGAAGGTGAAACGCATTCCGCCTGCGAGCACACCCTTGAAAAAGTCCGCTCCTACATTTGGGAGTTGAGAAAAGACAACGAGATCCCAGACTTGCCATGACAGTAAAAAAATGGAAGCGATGGATGGCAGTCGGATGCTCCCACGGCGATCAGATCGACGAAGAAGCCCGCAAAGCCGTGCTTGTTTTCAAAGAACGATGGAAGCCCAACACAACATTCCACCTCGGCGATTTCCTCGACCTCGCTGCCTTCCGCACCGGAGCCGTCAACGATCCCAACTCAAGCGACCGAGCCGCCAGCGTGAGCGACGACCTAAGCGCCGGCATTGATTTTCTCCACGAACTTCGTCCGCAGCACATCCTCTTCGGAAACCACGAGGCCAGGCTCTACAAACTCGCCGCATCGCCAAACGCCCTTGCAGCACACGCCGCCACGCTCACCATTCAAGCCATCGAAGACGCCGCAAAAAAGCTCAAGGCGAAAGTTTATCCTTATCACATCCGAAGCTATGCCCAACTCGGAGGAACGAAATTCATGCATGGCTACATGTTCAACGTCCAAGCGATCAGGGACCACGCCGAGACCTACGGCAACTGTATCCTAGCCCATCTGCACCGAGTCGGCAGCGAGCGCGCTCGCACGCTCGACGGAGCCACCGGCTACTGCACCGGCATGCTAGCACGATTCGATATGGAATACGCCAGCGCCCGCCGCGCGACGCTGGCATGGTCCCAAGGCTTCGCCTACGGCCACTATTGCGACAACTCAATCACCGTGAACTTATGCGAACGAAAAAACGGCCACCCGTGGCTGCTGCCGCTATAACCGACGCCTGGGCGAAGGTTTTTGAAGAGGCAAAAACCGACGACATCGACCAACTCCACCGTGAAGGATGGCGAAATATCTACGATGTAGCTGAGCAATCCGGGCGCGACCCACAGACAATTCTTAGAAAACTTGAAGCCGAAGTAAGCGCAGGGCGCTTCGAGAAAAAATCCGCAAAAGTGAAACGAAGCACACAGGTGCGCCAAATGTTTTTTTACAGGCCGAAATAAGGCTATCAGCGCAACACCAGCGCAACACTTTTACAAATCCTTGATTTACAGCACTAGTTTTTTGATTCGTAATCGATAGGTCACGAGTTCGAATCTCGTCGTCGGCTCTCCTTCTAAAAGCCCGCAGATGCGCATATGGATTGGCTCTGCGGGCTTTTTCTTTGGCTGGCTGAAATTGTTTGAAAATTGGTTCAAATGGGTGAAAATGTCGTTATGGACGCAACGGACGCAACACGGCGCAACAAGCCAATCATTACTCTTCGCACGGCCACGGTGCGGGGAGAGCAGCGGCATGTGGTTTTTTCTCGGATTGCGGGGGTGGAGAAGCGAACTTTTTTTAAGACAAGATTGGAGGCGAGGATGGCTCATGACGCCCTTGTCGAAAAACTGGAGACTGGCGGGACGGATGCTTTTAAGGAGTCCGCCGGCATGACGGTCGCAAAGGGGTGGCAGGAATTTCAACTGGTGCGGATGCCGAAACTGAAGGAGGGGAATCACACTCGCCTCCTTAACTGGTGGTGGGGGCATTTTGTGGAGAAATACGGCTCGCTGGATTTGAATGACATAAAGCCCGTCCACATCGAAGCGTTCCTGTCTCGCCCCGGATGGAGCGGGACGACGGCGAATCAGGGGTTCGTTTATCTTCGGCTAGTCTGGAATTGGCTTGTGCGTTACGAACTCGCTGCGACAAATCCTGTGCTGAAGATCGACACGCCGAAGGCCGCGCCGGAGCATCACTTGCTGACGGTGCCAGAAGTGAAAAAGCTTTTAAGCCTCACGAAAAAAAAGACCAGGCTGCATGCTTGGATCGTGCTTGGGCTTTTCGGTGGGATGCGAATCTCGGAGGTGTGGAGGTGCCGACCGGAGCATATTGAAAAAGATGAAATTTTTGTGCCGATTCGGAAGTCCACCGACATCAAGCCGCGCCCTCGTTTTGTTCCGATTCTCCCAGCATTGAAACGGCACTTGCCCAAAAAATGGGATGACCTGGGAGAGGATTTAATTAAACGCGACCGCACGAAGCTGGCTCACGCCATGGGCTGGCAGGAGTGGCCTCAAAATTGTCTCAGGCACACAGCGGCCTCGATGCACCGCGCCATGTGGCAGGATAGCACGAAGACGGCATATTTCCTCGGGCATTCCTCGCCTCGTATGGTCGAGGACAAATACGCGAGGGCAGTGCGCCAAGCTGATGCCGAAGCGTTCTGGGCGCTTTAATCGCTACTGCTCGTAGCGGCAGTTCAGGTCTGTGACGGAGTCGGCGATGTCTGCGAGCATAATGGATGCCTCTCTGAGGACTGCCCCAACGATAAATAAAATGATCGAGACTGGCGTTACCAACAGCCCGAATTTTCCAAAAAATGCCAAGGCTAAAACCAAGATAAAAATGGCGCTTGAAAAAAAGGCTAAGGCGACCACAAGGGCAAGGCGACGAATCCAAGGATACGCGCTTTGAGAACGGATTCGGTGAAGGTAGAGTTCTTTTTGTTCGTTCATAAAATTGGTTTAGGTTTCTGAATTGTCAGTCAAGTCGTGAATCTGGGCTACCCAACCCGGCGGGAGGTCTTCTTCGTAGCCGTTGAGCGCAAAGAAACGGAACTCTTTGACGCTCTCAGGACATTGGCACCAGCAATCTCTGGGGCGACTGCTTTTCCCTTTTTCCAATCATTAATGATTTCCTGAATCAGCGCGGAAACGGTCAATCTTGATCCTCTATTTTCGCTCTCTTTTTGGGCCTCTTGAATAAGCCATTCGTGAAGTTTTGCAGGCAAAGAAACGCTGACTTTTTTGCACAATGAATCTGATTTCATATCTCAATAGTAGCAGAAATTACTACTGAGGCAAAAAAATATTTTCGCCCGCAAACGTAGTGTTCATGCGGACGTCAACTAAAAAATAACATTCACATATGGGGTGATCTACTAATAAAATATTGCTACTGCTTGCGACTTGGTAGTAAGAAATGCGACATGCAAAACGCATTCGTAAAAACAAGCGTCAGTATGCCGAGCGACATGCTGGATTGGCTGAAGCAGACAGCCGCAGCGGAAGGCCGGATGCCGGTCTCACGGATCATCGCTCAAGCCGTGAAAGAAAAAATGGATCGGCAAAAAGAGAACAAACGGAGGGCGTCAAAATGATCGACTCAACCGAAATGGCGGCTCGCCTCGGGGTGGCGAAATACACGATCGAGGATTGGGCGCGGAAAAGCCGCATCCCCGCATTCAAACTTGGACGGTGGTGGCGGTTTGACGAGGCCGAAGTCATGAAGGCGCTCAAGCTCTCTGGGAACGATCTTAGCCGCGCCATTGGGAGGGTAAAATGAAATCCCCCCGCCTTTTTCTCTGCGAGGGCTTTTGCCGCCTCACCGGACCCATCCGCGACCTCATCGAGGCCGCCGGATTCGGCGATGCCAAGACCAAGTTTTTTCTCAAACACCGGCTCCAAGCCACCCACATCACCCCAACCAAAATATGATCGACCTACACGACCCACAATCCGTCTGCCGCTCGCTCGGCTACTTCATCCAATACCTCGGCATTATCACCCCGCTCGTCGGGCTGGCTTGGGCAACATGGAGGCTCGCACGATGAGATATTGGACCATCGAAACCGAAAGCCTCGACGGCAGCATGAAGGAAGTGCGCGGACCTTTCGACACGAGGGCCGCTGCCGAGGCGCATATCCGCCGCGATTTTGAGGCGGTCTGGAATATGTGCGACATCCCTCTGGATGACCGAGACGACGACTGGTCAGGAAGTTGGTTGATCGTGCAAGAGTTGGCTGAAGTCAAGCCGGTGGCGAAGACGACACTTAAAGTCGTGCTTCAGGAGGTGAAGGAATGAGCGCGTGGACCCCTGTCAGCGACTCCATGCCGGACTCTGACACAGATGTGATTGTCGCTACGGAAGACGGCCATGTTGAGGCTGGCTTCCATGACGGCATCGACTGGAGATGGCTCTCTGCTGGAGTGATTGAAATTCCTGTCACTCACTGGATGCCTTTTCCCAACCCACCGGAGGGATAAAAATGACGGCCACTTTTGCAATAGTGTTGTGGTTTCTATCCATCGGGAGCTGCTTCGCCTGTTACCACATCGGAAGGCGCTCAATGTGGGATGAAATAAAAGACCACCGCGAGCGCCGGCGCCGTTGGGAGGAATTCGACGATGAGGATTAATTCTCGTCAGAAGGGTAAGCGAGGCGAATTGGAAGCCAGCAAGATGCTGGCAGCCGAAGGATTTCCTGCACGCCGTGGACAACAATTCTCAGGCGGCAAGGACTCGCCGGACATCGTGTGTGAGGCATTACCGGCGCTTCATTTTGAGGTGAAGCGCGTGGAGTCCGGCAACCCTTACAACTGGGTGGCACAGGCCAAGCGCGATGCCGGCTACAAACTGCCGGTCGTTTTGCACCGGCGCAATGACTCTGAATGGCTGGCAATTCTGCCTGCCGAAACATTTTTCCGAATCATCCGGGAAAGCTCGTTTGTGGACTGCGGCACCACGGACAGCACCAATCTGCCGCATTCTTAATGAAAATAACAAAAGGAAAGCAGACACGACCACAGCGCGTGGTCATTTACGGAGTGGAATCGGTTGGCAAAACAACATTTGCCGCGCAGTTTCCAAATCCATTGTTCCTCGATATCGAGGGAGGCACGGCACATCTCAACACCGACCGCTGCGAGATTAACAGCTGGTCGGAACTCAACGGCGCACTGAAGGAGGTCGCAGCCAGCGACTACCAGACGGTGATCATCGACTCGGCAGACTGGGCAGAGCGCCTATGCGTGGAAGACCTGCTCGCCAGCACCAAGAAGGCCAGCATTGAGGATTATGGCTACGGCAAAGGATGGGTGATGGTGGCCGAGCGGATGAGCCGGATGCTCACGGCCTTGGATTCGCTAATCGCGAATGGCAAACATGTTGTGCTACTCGCTCACAGCAAGGTTCAGCGCGTCGAGCCGCCGGACCTTATGACGGCATACGACCGTTACGAGCTGAAGATGAGCAAGCAGTCATCGCCGCTCGTGAAGGAATGGGCGGACGAACTCTGGTTCTTCCGGTTCAAGACGAAAGTCGTTGAGTCAGAGAACGGCAAGGCCAAGGGCACCGGCGGCAAGCAACGCATCATCCTGACAACGCACTCGGCAGCATACGACGCGAAGACCCGCAGCGGACTGGCTGAGGAGTTGCCGATGGAGTGGGAGTCGGTGGCGCATTTATTTGCTACAATCGCAACGCCAAAAGTGAAAGTTGAACCGGCGGTGGTCGTGGTCGGTGCCGAGCATGTGCGGGCATTTGAGATGCTTGAAGCCAACGAGGATGCGGTCAACGCCTTCCTGATCTCCAACAAAAGCATCAAGCCAGGGCAAACCTGGCGGGATGTCTCCGAAAAACTCCGCGCGAACATCGTGGCTCGCCCGGAGGCATTGATTGCCAAGGCTACCGAGTTGAAGGAGGCGGCGTGAGTAAAGAACTCACCCCCTCCATGGCACCGAAGCTCGCGGAATGTGCCGTATTTGTTGGCGCATCCGGTGCGTCGGCGGCAGCCGAGCGCGGGACGGCTATTGATAAGGCGCTTCGGTTTGCAATGGATGGCGATGAGTCACATTTGCAACAGTTGCCTATCGCCGACCAAGAATCTGCCGCTTGGGGCATTCGCACGCTCCTCAAGCTATCTAGTGGCGAGCATGTTGAGACCCGCGAAGAGTATCTCGCCATGGCAGTGCCGGGACTCTCGAAGCTCGGCACCTCTGACGCTCTTTGCAAGCGCAAGCGCTGGGTGGCAGATGTAAAAAGCGGCCAAGTCAGAAATTACCGCCAGCAGCTCGCAGCCTACGCCCTTGCCTGCATGGAGGATCATTTCGCAGAGTCTTGGACCGCGCATGTGATCTACATAGATCAGCGGCTCGTGCGGTCCTACGACTTCACCCGCTCAGAAGCCGAGCAGATTACGCAGGAATGGATCGCCGAGGCCACAAGCGAGGATGCCAAGCCTACGCCGAATGAATACTGCGGCTGGTGCGCCAATTTCAATTCCTGCAAAGCCATCGTGCGTCAGGCAGAGGGCGCCTTGGCTTTGGTCAAAACGGACGGCCTGAGCGTTGACAAGATGCTGGCAGAGATCATGGCCGATCCGATTCAGATGAGCGTATTTGCCTCAAATTGGAAGACCGCAGAGAAGCACATCGCCGAGCCTGTTCTTGATGCACTCAGAGCGCGCCTTGAGGCCAAGGAAGAGATTCCCGGCTGGAAGCTCACCAACCCCAAGGAAAAGGAATACATCGAAGCCAATACAGCCGTGGAAACGGCGTCAAAGCTCGATGCCGGTCGCGCATTCCTCATAGGTGGCGGGAAGATGAGTGCGGAGAAGTTCCTTGAACTCGCCGAAGAACTGCAAATCGAAAACCCATACCAGTTTGTGAAGACAGCACCAGGCACAAAGCAAATGCGTCAAGTCACCAACAAAACCAAATAATTTCCTCGCAGGCCTATAAAGCCCGAGCAGGGGCAAAGGGGGGCCGCGCATCCCAAAAAACGCGGACCAAACAATCAACCAACTACAAAAAAATGCCAAGTTACACACAAACCGAACCCCGCGAGACATATTTCGTCGAACCGGGAAAATACGAGATCGAGATCACCAACGGCGTCGAGAAGACCAGCCAAGCAGGGAACTCGATGATCAAGCTCACATGCCGAGTGAAAATGCCAGACGGCACCAACGGGCCAGAAATCTCCGAGCACCTGACCTTTACCGCCAAGGCCGCATGGAAAATTGACCAAGTGCGCCAAGCCCTCGGGCAAGCCGTCGTGCCAGGAGAAGAGGTCACGATCGAGGCCGAGGATTTTGTCGGCATGTCGGCATGGGTGGTCTTAGGCGAGGAGGCCGGAAGCACCAATCCGAATGCGCGATTCAATACCATCGAGCGCTGGCTGGAAGCCAAGCAACCCGCCAATCCGACCAAGAAGCAAGAGTCCGACGAGATTCCGTTTTAACCTAACCCTCAGCGACCGGGGCGCGGCGGGATACGCGCAAAGGAACTATGAAAGCAACAGGAATTTTACTCGGAGTGGGAGCGCCAAATATCTGCAAAGACGGCAGAAAAACTATGTGCGCGATTATTTTAAGTGAGGAACTTGGATTGATTCGGGTCTATCCATTGCCAGCTCATGAATCATTCCCCGTCTGGAGTAAAATTCGGTTGGAAGTTGAAAAGTCTCAAAAAGACAACCGAAGAGAAAGCTACAAGGTAAATTTTCAGGAAGTCATTGAAGCTCCAATTACATGCCCTGAAAACAAAAGGGAAATTTTAGAAGCCTGCATATTAAAGAGCGGTCTTGACGACTGCCAAGACTATATGAATGAACGGCGTGGGAGTATTGCAATGGTCAAAATCCGTCGCGATACAATGACAGCGGCAATGGACATGAAAATGCCTACGCCTGTCGAAGATGATGAGGAGTTTGGGTGGATTAAAGCACAGGCTCAACACTGGCAAAAACCCTATCTTCAATGGATAAGCGAGCAGGGAAAATCCCACAAGACGCATCTCGTGGCGCGAGAGGTTTACGAGGGGCTGCGTAGAAACCCGACTCAGCCATGGAGCATCTACAATAATATGCAGATCGGTAATCCCGATTGGGAACACTGGCTCCTGATGGGGAACATGCGAGACCACCGAAATGTTTGGGTTGGAGTCCATCTCCACCGGCTAAAAAAGTCGAACGGCGGTTCTATCCCGCTCTTCTCAATGACCCGCGATGGCAAGCCAGACGGTTGGCCATACTGCGAGCAAGAAACTTCCAATGTGTGCGTTGTGGACAACCAGCCACTTCTGTTCACCACCGAAGCTATGACCTTAACAAACTACCATGGGAATACGGCGATGATTGCCTGATGGCGGTCTGTCGCAAGTGCCACAAAGAAATACACAACTTATGAAAAAACACGCATTCAATATCTTCCCCGAAGCCAAAGAAGAAGACTTCAAGGAGCTTCTTGAGGACATCCGTAGCAACGGCTACGACCAAACCCTGCCAATCATCACTTACCAAGGCGACATCCTCGATGGATGGAATAGGTGGAGAGCCTGCCAAATTCTCAACATCAAGCCGCCGATCTTGGAGTTTGCTTGCGGTGACAATGATGCTGAAGCTTTGGCCTATACCCTTCGAACCAACAAGCGTCGTAATATGCCCAGCGGGCAAAAGGCGGCACTAGCGGTTGAGGCTGAAGAGTTGATGGCTAAAATCCGAGATGAGGCATCAAAGAATGTTGGTGGAAGACCAAAAAAACTGCCGGAAGATTCACCGCAAAAAGAACTATGTCCAGAAGCGCAGGCGATTCGCGATGCCAGCGATGGTGACACACAAGAGTTTTTTGAAAAACTGCAACAAAAAATTGTTGCAGTTTCGCCCAATCGAAATGTGGCAGATACAAAGGCCGCTGAGTTGTTTGGCACCAACCGCACCTATATCAGTCAGGCCGCTAAGCTTCGCAATGAAGCTCCCGAGGTCTTTGAGAAGCTTAAGGCCGGGAAGACCACAATGCAGGAGGCCCGCAAGGAGGCTGCCCGCAAGCCTACCGAACCGGAGTGGCTTCCAGATGAGCTAGAAAGAAAGGCCAAAGTGGAAGCTGGGGAGACCGTTGTCGCCAACTTCCAACGCGACAAGCATCTAATCCAATGGGGCAGCCAAAACGGGAAAATGCTGGCCATTGATCGCACGAGCAAATGGGGCAACCCGTTCATCCTTGGGCCGGACGGCGATCGAGATCGTGTTTGCGACTGCTTTGAAAAGCATTACGCACCAAACAAGGATTCGTTTACCGAGTCTGTAAGTGAACTGAATGGGAAAGTTCTTTGCTGCCATTGCTACCCTCAAAGGTGCCATGGGGATTCTTTGATTTCATTGTTTATTACCCCCCATGCTCCCTGAAATCACCCTCCGCTTGGCAATCTGCGCCAACGCCTGCCCGATCGGCCCGAGGCTCGAGCGCGGCGTGCCTTTGCCGCCCTACCAGCACACATACGCGCTGGAGGAACGCCCGCAGGCGGAGGCTGATGCGGAGAGCGTCCGCAAATACATCAAGACCCACCATGGGAAGAAAACGAAATGAGTGAGGGAATATCTACCAGAAACAATATGGGACATGTGCCTGAGCAAAAAAGCCTACCCCAGCGAGCGCACCGTGGCACTCAAACTCGCCGAAGTGCGGCTCGCCCGCCGCAACCGCAAGAAGAGTCTGCGAAGATATGCATGCCCGATTTGCCACAAATTTCACCTGACGAGCAAGTAGACAACGAGGTCATGTATACCCGCCGGCTGCTCTGCGCGATGATCCGCCAAGCCGTGCTCGACGCCAAGAATGACCGCGACTACCTGCGCAACAATCTCAAAAACAACCGCGAACGCTACCAAAGGACAGCGATTGCATTCTTGAACTCTGCATTTTACCGCGATCTCTGCAAGGCACTCGGCGACTGCTCAGGCGTCGGCCTCCCTGCGGACAAAATGCGACTGGAGGCGATGAAATAATATGGCTGGAGAATGGATTAAGGTTGAAAACCACTTACACGAAAAGATCGAGGTGTCGGCTATCGCTGAACAGACCGGATTAGACCCGGATACGGTGGTCGGGAAGCTCGTGAAGGTGTGGGCTTGGGCGTCACGGAATTGTCACGCTGACGGCGTGACAAGTGTCACGGCTCTCCGTGTCATCCGCGAAATCACACGTTGCGAGCAGTTCGACGAAGCACTCGCAAACTGCGGATGGATTCGCATCAAAGGCGAGAAAATCGAGTTTACAAACTTTGACCGCCACAACAGCCAAACCGCTAAAGAGCGTGGACTTGCAACGCAAAGAAAGTGGAAGCAACGCGCCAAAGAAGCTGTCACGAAAATGTCACGCCCGCAGCGTGACCAAAACGTGACTAGAGAAGAGAAGATAATAGGGGGTTCAAAGAACCCCCAACCAGAACCGCAGCGCTGCCTGTAATAAAATATGCCAACCTACACACCCCAAAGAGCAGAGATCATTGCCATGCCGCCAGCAGTCCCGCGGAACGACACAGCGGAAAAAGTGGCGCTCTCCTGCATTGTCCAGCACCTAGGAACGCTCGACCTGGCAACTTGGCCGGATGAGTTGTTTTTTTCAGAAGCCCACAAGCTCATCCTGCAAGCGGCCAAAGCCTGCCGAGCGACCAACGCACCGTCGAATCCGCTCACCATAGTATCGCTTATGGAGACAGCCGGGACACTAAACACAGTCGGTGGACCGCAGGCGCTGATGGAAATCCTGTCATTTTTCCCCACAGGCGACCCGAAGACGGCGCTCTGGTATCGGGAACAACTCCTGACCGCTGCCCGCTACCGGCAGGCCCAACAAGCGGCCTCAGAGGCTGCCATTTCGTTTAGGACAATGGAAGGCGACATCGCAGCCGTCTCCGGGCGTCTCGCTGAAATCTCAGCCCTTGTGGACCGCCCGCGCAAGACTCTGGCACAGACAATGGACGAATGGCTGGCCGAGATCGAGCGCACGGAGCCGCCCGAGGCATTCTCGACGCGCCTGCCGTCACTGGACGCCCTGACCGGCGGCGGACCGAAGCGCGGCGAACTCTTCGTCGTAGCGGCCGAGACATCTGGCGGAAAATCGATCATTTTGCAACAGGTGGCACTCGACGCGGCGGAAAAGCTCAAGCATGTGCTGATATTCTCGCTTGAGATGCCGGCCAAGCAGGTATTCGGCAGGATGCTGTCGAACTTCACCGGCCACCGCGTGAAGACCGCCGCGGAAGGCATGATCCAACAAGACATGGCGCGAATGCACCAGGCTCTTGCGGCGTTTAAACGAACCAATCTCCGCATCGAATCGGACTTTTCCGACTGGGAATCCATCGAATCCACTGCCCGCGAAGCGCACAGCAAAGGCCAGCTTGACCTGCTCATCGTCGATTACATCCAACTTGTGGCCTTGCGCACCCTCGGCAAGAACGAGACACGCGAGCAGCATGTCTCGGAGATCACCCGACGGCTGAAAGGCTTGGCGCTGCAACTCGACATCACCGTCGGCACGGCGTCCCAACTCAACGACGAAGGCCGCTTGCGCGAATCGCGTGCCATTTCTCACCACGCCGATCATGTCTGGATCATCGCCAAAGGCGACGAAGGCAAGGTGCTGCGCATAGACAAGAACCGCAACGGAGAACGCGACAAGGCAATTCCTGTCCGAATGCACGGCCACATTGCCAGATTTGAGGAGGCAAAATGACAGCCGTCCCTCCATTCATCGCGTGGAAAATGTGCTGGTCGAAGCGCCGGTTCAAGACATTCAAGGCTGCCAAGAGCAATCTCAAATTCCTGATGACCGCCCGCCGAAACAAGAACCGCAAGCTCCGCGTCTATTTTTGCCCAGTCTGTAACAATTACCACCTAACCAGCCAATTTGACGAATGAAAACCTGCCCGAAATGCTACGCGACCAGCCGCGTATTCGATTCACGCCAAAACAACGAACACCTCACATGATTAACACCTACCCGACAATGCCCAGAGAGGCTGACCGGTTATTTGCCAAACAACAGGCCGATCCGCACTATTGGCCAGACATTGCCAGTGACATCGACACGCCAGAAGAAATCCTGGCTGAAGAAGTCGGCACCACGCCGCAGGTAGTCCGCCAGATGTTGGCGTGGCTCCGTGAGCAAAGGCATGATGCCACGACGAAGATCGAGTCGGACACGCTGGCACGCGCTTTTGCCGTGGCGGTCCCCAAAACGGGGAAGCTAAACACGGAACTCATCGGCACGCGATTCTTGGCCCTATATTGGCTTCTCAACTCCTCAGGTGAGAGCCTGACCAAATTGGCTCAACGAGCCGAGATCAGCAAACAACTCCTCGACTGGCACGCCAACAAACTCGGGCGAGCACTCAATTTCCACGGATATCAGCAAAAGGCCGCAGCCAGTCGGAAGAACTACGCCGATGCCGCCAAGGCCAGATGGTCCGCACTTTCCCCAGACGAACGCCGCCAACGCCGCGCCGGAACCGGCAAAGCACCGGCACCCAAAACACCAACCAACCTCGCTGCGCTCATCCGCGCTCGCTACCTAATCAAAGCCAATGCTTGACCTCATACTCGCAAATCAATCGTTCCAGAAAATGGAACAGCTCACCTTCTGGGAAATCCCGGAAGACACCACGCAGGAACAATGGCAGGAAGGCCACAAGCAACTCCTCGTGCTCCACCAAATCTGCAAAACGCTCCTGCCAAAGTCTCAGGCATTCGGCATCCGCCAGTTTGGCGTGGAGGTCTATATCGACGCCGTCACCGATTTCCAACTGGAATTCGGCATCGAGCCGCCACCGGAGCCACAGCCGCGATTGGAAGGAGATGAGGCCGTTCTCGATATGCTGGAGCGTGGATTCCAGCGATGGGTCGATAAGTCGGGCGATTACGAACAATGGGACCACGAACGCCTCAACCGCGCCTTGCGCATGCTTGAGCCTCTCGCTGAACAAGCTGAGCGAATCAAAGAACTTCTCAACCCATGAATGAAATAGAAAAGCACGGCGCTATGCTGGGCCAGATCGCCAACATCGTCACCGACTTCTGCACCAGCGAAGAGACCACACTTCAAGCCGTGGCAAAGCTCCGCGCCCTCTACTATGAAGCCCAAGCACGCCTAGCATGGGACTATGTCGATCGACTCAACCAGGAGGCCAGCAATGAATGACACACCAGAGACGGATGCCGCTATCAAAAATCAATCAAAGTGGATGCGGCCATTTGTCTCCACTACTTTTGATGGAATCACATACGACTCCCCAGTGGCTTCGTTGTGCCGCAAACTGGAGCGCGAGCGAGATGAAGCGAGGGAGATCGCCTACGACCTAGCTGTCATAGCCTCGCACTGCCTTGGGTCGCACAGCTTTTCATTAGGTGAAACATCCGAAAGAATTGCCGACACTTTGAAACGCTGGCGCTCCACACAACCTTGCAAAAAGTGAAATGAATTGTCGCAGTCAAATTGTCGCAGTTGAAAAATGTCAGACAATGCCGACGCAAAAAACCGGAGGGGGCATAAGGAATCTTTTTAAAACGCTCAATCTGTGCAGTTTGCCAGTCG